CAATTCATACAAGATCACGTCATCACCGACCGTGGCCTGCTGCCCACCCTTGGCGCAATAACGTACAACTCATACGCCCCACCCGATCACGACCGGTTGCGCACCGACCGGTCACCCGACCGGTGGATTGAGCACGTGATGAAACTTTGGCCCGACCCAATCGAGCACCAGCACTTTTTCGATTTCGCGGCGCACATGGTGCAGCGCCCAGAGCAAAAAGTCAACCATGGGGTGGTCATGGCAGGCGCCCAAGGCATCGGCAAGGATACCGCGCTGCTCCCGTTGCGCCGGGGAGTTGGGGAGTGGAATTGCGCCGAGATAAAGCCAGACGCCATATCGAAACCCTATAACGGGTATGTTAAGTCCGTCCTGCTGATCATCAATGAAGTGCGTCCCCACGACGAGGATCACCGGGCCAGCAGCTTTTACAACGAATGCAAGACTTATTTGGCGGCGCCGCCTGACATGCTTCCCATGGAAATGAAGTACGTTAACGTGATTTACGTGCCAAACGTGTGCCACGTTATTCTCACGACGAATGACCCGTTGACGATGTACATTCCTCACGAAGACCGGCGGCTGTTTGTGATGACTTCGCCGCTGCCCGACCCCAAGGAAAATGACGTTTTTGCGGCGAACTATTTTGAAGATATATACGAGTACCTGGCCGATGGGGGATCGGATGCGGTGGTTGGCTGGCTGCTGAACCGAGATATTTTGGAGTTTAACTCGGGCGCGCCACCGGCGATGACTTCCGGGAAAAAAGCAATAATAGAGTCTGCTTCCCAGGTCAGGAGGACGCTTGCTGACGAGATTTGTGAAATTTACGTTGACCAGGTTTTCAATTCAAAAAAGCCAGAAATCATCTTCGCCAAGGACCTAGCCGACTTCGTGAACGCCGGGGACTGGTTTGACGACCGATTGGCGGCAATAAAGACTTTGAACAATAAATCGTTCCATTTTAAGATGGATGAGCAGGGGTACGGCATGATGCGCAACCCGCACGCGAACGAATGGCGCTCGGGTAAGTTCAGGAGCCGCATGGCTTTTTACCGAAAGGACTTGCCGCGCGAGTCGATATTGAAAACGATTCACGCCGAGCTGGAGCGCCGCCCGATGGAGTTCAAAGTTGATAAGTTTTGAATTAAATTCGCGCGGGTCGCGCGGGTCGCGCGGGTTTTGCACCCTCCGCGCAGAGTTGTTTTTATATACTTCAATTTAAATTGTCACTTTCTCGAGAATCAGTGTAATTAGAGTTTATTTTAAAACTTACCTTGGGCCAAAAAACTACGTTCTCAGCCGGAGGGTGCAAAACCCGCGCGACCCGCGCGACCCGCGCGGATTTGGATTAATTTCAAAATAAACTCAGCGCCAACGCTTGACTTCCTCGCGGCACCGGCGCATACTCCCGAGCGGCACCGGCGCATACTCCCGCGCGGGCATTGAACCGACACCATAGGAGCGGCATGGCTGGAACGAAGCGAAAAGAAAAGGCGAAAACTGACGCGGCCAAAACCCGCGCATTAGCTACCAAAACGAGGCGCAGGCAAAAGCCGCTGACCAGTCCTGAAGAGGAAGTCATGCTGGCGCTGATTCGTGAAGGAATGTCGATGAGGGCGATTGGCGCACTGGAAGGCGCACCGAGCTTTGCACGGCAAGTGGCGCACGTTGCAATGCAGGAATCCTTCGCGTTCCGCTACGCGGAAGCGAAAATGTCCATGGCGTTCGTCTTTGCCGAGGACATTTTGGACATTGCCGACGACGCCAAGGAAGACTACGATGTCATCCGCGACGAAGCAACCGGCCAGGTTGTCGATTACGAATTCAACAAAGAGCATTTCATGCGTTCGCGTCTCAAAATCGACACCCGAAAGTGGTTGCTGTCCAAATTGCTGCCCAAGAAATACGGGGAGCTTCGCGAACAAGGCGGGAGCAAAGAGGAATTCGAGCGCGCCATCATGGGCCTGATTCAGAAGCAACCCAATTGAGCATCGCGGCGGCCAACAAGTCGTCGCAACGCGCCACGCCAGTAGCGTTGGCCAGGCAGCTGGAACGCTGGTACCCTTTGCGCGACCACCCGCGCCAACGCGCCTTGGTGGAGGCTGTGTCCAACGGTGTTAGATTCCCATTGGCCCCGGCAGGCAGGCGGTCCGGCAAAACGGAACGCTTCAAGCGATTTGTCGTGCAAGAAGCGTCCAAGGTTCCCGGAATGTATTTTGCTGCGGCACCTACGCATGGCCAGGCCAAGAAAATATTCTGGAAAGACTTGAAAGACTTCTCGTTGACCAGCGCGCTGCCGAAGGCGCCGAGCGAATCGGAGTTGATCATTTATTACCCGAACGGTTCGGAATTGCACATCATTGGATTGGACAAGCCTGAGCGCATTGAGGGCATCCCATGGACCGGCGGCGGCATTGATGAGTTCGCAAACGTCAAGGCGCACGCTTGGGAGGCGAACATTTATCCCGCGCTCAATACCGTAGACCCACGCCGACCCGATTACAGGGCTTGGTGCTGGTTGTTCGGCGTGCCCGACGGCTTGAACCATTTTTATCGCCTGTGTGATATGGCACAAGGCCAAAAGAACCCGGATTTTGAAGTGTTCCATTGGCTTTCTGCAGACATATTGCCGGCGGATGTGATCGAGTCGGCGAAGCGTTTCATGAGCGCAAAGCAGTACCGGCAGGAATTCGAGGCGTCATTCGAGACTGCGACCGGGCTGATCTACGAGGATTATTCCCTGGAGAATGTAACCGATGAGGTGATCGGTCCTCACGAAGAATTGCATTGGATGCATGACCAGAACTACACCCCACTTTCGTCGTCCATTGGGGCGATCCGAGACGATTGCTTGTACTTGATGGATGAGATAATTTTGCACTCGGCCGCTTCGCGGCACTCGGCAGAAGAGTTTGTTGAGAATTACAAGGATCACAAAAACAAGTGCATTAATCTGTACGGAGATCCAGCCGGGCGCGCTGGCGAAAAGCACGGCCTGGTCTCAGACTACATCGAAATCAAGCAAGTGCTGCAAACCCACGGCTGGGAAGTCAACGACCTGGTGAAAAAAGCTGCGCCAGCGATCAAGGATCGACAAAATGCAGTGCGTGCACGAATCTGTAACACGTTAGGCGAACGTCGGCTGTTCATCAACCGAGAACGGGCACCATGGTCGCACGAAGGGCTGGCCACGGTGCAGCTCAAAGACGGCTCATCTTTTCAAGAAGACCAGCGCAACCCTTACCAGCACATCACCACCGCAATCGGGTACATGGTGGAGACCGTCTGGGGCGAAAGCGAAGACTTAATTTACACCGGCATCGGTGTGGTTCGATAACCAAGAGGCCAATACGATGGAGAGCAATTCAACGCTGCAGTCATTTCAATTCCAGCACCCGGCATACGTGGCTATGCTGGCCGACTGGAAACGCATTGACGACATCACGCGTTCGCGCAACCTTGACAATTACCTGTTGGAGCTGAACCCGACCGACAAAAGCGTCGTCAACAAGGAGCGTAACCGGCAATACAAGCTGCGCGCGATCTTCTACGCGATTGCTTCCCAGAGCGCCCACGGAATGGTCGGCAGCATGTACACAAAATGGCCCGAGTTGGTGGTGCCCGCAGCGCTGGAGTATATGGCGGAAAATGTGGACGGGGCTGGCGTGTCCATCTTCCAACAATCGCAGTCTGTAGCATCGAGCACGCTGCGCAAAGGCCGCGCTGGATTGTCGGTGGCGTTCCCAGAAACGACCGGCGAAGTGAAGGCGGCGCAGATTCAATCCGGCGAAGTTGCTGCTACAATTCACGAGTGGCGGCCAGAGCAAATAATCAACTGGCGCGTTGAGTCCATTGGTACGCGTTCCGTGCTGGTGCTCGTGGTGTTGTATGAAAGCGCCCAAGTTGAGGCTGCGGACGGATTCGCGCTGAAGGCCACAGATCAGTACAGGGTGATGCGCTTGGAAGCTGGAGTTTACCGCGAGACGGTCCACCGCAAGAACGCTGCAGGGAATTGGGTTGTTGAGTCAGACAAATACCCGAAGCGTGGGGACGGCGCCGCATGGGACCACATCCCATTTTTCTTCGTCGGCTCGGAGAACAACGACGTGGCGCCAGACGATCCACCCTTTCTCCCGCTGGTGAACGTGAACGTGGGCCACTTCAGAAACTCGGCAGATTACGAGGATTCGGTTTGGTACTCGGGCCAAGCGCAACCCTTCATGACTGGGGTGACCAAGAACCACCTGGCAATTATGAAAGAGCATAACATGTACGCCGGGTCGCGTGAAGTTATGGGCGTTCCGGCAGGAGAAACGTACGGTTACGCCCAACCATCGCCTAACACGCTGGTTCACGAAGCCATGGGCATGAAAGTAGAGTTGATGGTGGGGCTGGGAGCGCGCCTGGTGGAACGCAATGCCGCTGCGAAGACAGCAACGCAAGCCTCCGGCGAACGCGAAGCGCAACACTCAGTTCTTTCGCTCGTGGCGTCCAATGTCTCGGAAGCTTACACAAAGGCGCTGGTGGCGGCGGGGGCTTATACCAACTTGAGCGAAGTTGACCTGAGCGAAGAGAAATTACACTACACGATCAACCAAGAATTCGTCCAGATGATTACCGACCCGAACCTGGCGCGGGTCATGATGGAAGGTTACGCGAAGGGCCAGGTGCCATTGCCAGATTACGTCGCATACATGAAACGCAACGGGCTGTTTGGCGGGGACTCGTCTGTTGAGGATTATTCAGAACTTCTGAGCCGGTCCGGTGGGGGTGAGTTTGAATGAACACGCCAGACCAGCTCATTGAGCAAGCCGCGCGCCACGCTGCGCACTTGGAACGGCTGAAGGCGGGCGAAGTGAAAAAGATTCGCGTACTGCTGCGCGATGCCGAGGAAAAACTGGTCGCCCGGCTGGCGCGGCAACGCGTAACGAGCTGGTCGCGGGCGCGCGCTGAAGTGCAGATTGAAACCCTACGCGATCTGTTGGCAAACGCGTACAGGAAAGACATATTGCCGGCGCTCAAATCCTCCGTTTCCGCGCTGGGCGCTTATGAGGCGGGATTCGAGGTGCGTTCCCTGGCGAACGTCATAAGCGCCAATTTTGAGACGCCAACGCCAACGCAAGTCTCCGCTGCAATAAGGCTGCGCCCATTGTCGATCAATGGCCCTGACAAGGGCAAGGTGCTGGACCAATTCGTGAAGGATTGGTCGGCCACCGAGATCACGCGCGCGACTGGGGCCATCCGATCAGGTTTTGTGAATGGTGACACGACTGAGCAAATTCTTTCTACGCTGAGGGACGACATTTTCCCGGTCACCAGCAGGGCAGTTCAGGGATTCACGCGCACCGCGCTCCAGCACGCAGCAGTGACCGCGCGCGAAGAGACGTGGAACCAAAACAAAGACATCGTGACCGGGGTG